ACCAACTTTTATAGATTCAGATGTGTTTTCCATTTCATTCATAGCTGATTTTTTACCTTTCCAAAGTTCTTTATAATCTAACATTTTAGAGTTTTTAGGCATACCTGATGTTTTTTTAAATCCTTGTTTCATTGCTGTTTTAGTTGCTTTATTTGTTTTTTGTCCTTTAGGAGCAAAAGCTTTAGGAGTCATGATAGGACCAGCTCCAACGCCTATAGCGCCCGTTGCTGATTCTTCATATAAATCAGGTTTCTCAGGAAACCAGTTCATGAAGTAATCTTTAGTACCATCAGTAAACATAATATGATCACTAGTTGTATCTTTAATTCTTTTAGACTCACCCTTAGCATTATATACTAAAGTACCTGGTTTTAGATAATCAATTACATTACCAGTATGTCTTGGGCCTGATCCAGCTTGTTAATTGATAATACTGTAATAATGAAATTAAATTTTCATCTTTTACGTTTTGGGTTTTCCCTAATGGCTGTAATAAAGTAATTACCTCAGTTAATTTAATCTTGATTGTTTTATCAGTAACGTTGTTTGATAATTCATTTAATTCGTTACGTAAGGCTGTATATTGACTATTAACAAACTCTTTTAACCCAGTAGTGTTAGATATATTATTAATGTATTCTTTTAATACATTTTTTTGTCTATTGTCTAATGTAGAGTATTTCTTATTGAATTTTTCTAGTAATACTCGATACGCTAATAAGCGAGTACCTTTATCCATTTTAGCATATTCTTCAAGAATACGATCTTTAACACCATCTTTATTTATTTCTTTACGAGTAATATGCTCAAGTAAGGTTACTTTATTATCTATAATTTGATTGGGTTCAATAAATTCTGATGAATTATTAGCCTCTATTAAATTATAGATAGCGGCATATTGAGAATAGTTATTTATTTTAGCTTTAAAAAACTCATCAATATTGTAATTTTCACGAATTTCTTTAATTAAATTATATTTTTCTTTACGTAAAACAGATTTGTTTAAACGTGAGGATATATTAATAGTAGTATTAATAAAAGTTTCTGCTTTAGCCTCACTTAGAGTATTAGAATTAGTTAAGATTTGATATATTTTATATTCTTTAGCTAATTCAGTTTTGTTAAAATATCTTTTAACTAAGTCAATAGCAGCTGAATCTTTGTTAGATATAGTGTCTGATGCTATTTGTCTAACTAATAATTCAAACAATATACCTGTATTTTTGTATTTTGAATGTTTGATTCTCATAAAAAGTATGCACTATCTATAAATATATAATAATTATATGTTCTTAATATTTTCTTCAGATAATAAATCAGGTTCATCCGATTTAAATATTATATTTTTTCTTAATGACTCTAACAAAGGTTTATTTTTGTGTAACTCTGTTAAAGCTAAAGGTGATCCTCCTTTAGGTGTACCATCTACCATATCATTACTAGGTTTATTAGCGGTATAAAGAGTATTCATACCTTTTTTACCTAATCTATCTTTACCTAATGGATCTTTTTGTGTGTTTATTATAGATGTTTTTTCTTTTGGACGACCTATTGGTGCTTTTTCATTATATCCTCCAGGTACGGTTTGTTGTGCTTCCATACCTGTTCTACCACGACCATATAATGCTGCTAAATCATGAGGTGTTCCGTATGATTTACCTGATTTAGCTGGGTCATTACCCTCATTTTCAATTTGGCCTAAACGGAATAAGCGTTTTTTGTCTTCCATCACTAAATCACGTAATTCATCATATTGATCTTCTGAGAATTTAAATACGTAATCATATATCCAATCTGAAGGGACTAAATTAGTGTCTAATAAATCTTTAGCTAAAGTAACTTTTTCTTTCCATATAGCTATTTTTTCTTGATCATATATAATAGATGGTGTGGTTAAAGATAATTCAAAATTACCTAATGATTCACCATCATATCCTTGAACATATAAATGTACGAGCGCTATCTTATATAATTCTGATAAAACAATACGTTGGATACGTTCTACTGTGCGAGCAAAACGAATATCTTCAGCAGCTAATGTTGCTTTACCAGTTAAATCTTTTTCAAATCCGAAAAATGCTTTAGGTACTTTAAGAGCAGCTAACATTTCATCACGAAGGAAATTTACATCATCAATAGCATTATATTCTAAACCTTTAATTGTATCAATTTTAGTATTTGAGTTAGCACCACGTTGAGGTATGTAGAAATCCTCCATAACATTCATCATGTTATATTTTAAATTATATTCACCTGTTTGTTGATCAATATAAGGAGTTTTTTTCATTTTTTGTTTTAAACGCTCCATGTATCCATCAACCTCATTAGGAGGCATATTTCCAATATCAATATAGAATACACGTTTTTCTGGGGCACGGGTAATACGATGTAATAACATCGCATCCTTCATTAAAATATACTGTTTATATGTTTTGCGAGCTGGTTCTATATAAGATCTACCATAAGGTAAATAATTAGCATCTGTTAATAATCTAAAATGTGCTATTTCATAATTTTCAAATTTAATTTTACCATCTCTATCTCTAACACGACTGTTAATACCACCAGCAGCAATAACCATTGGATCTATTCGAAAACAAACATAATTAGGATTTTCAGGATCAGTACCTTCTTCACGCACCATATCATAAACAGATAATGGACTTACATTATATACTCCAAATTTTTCTGCTATTTCTAAATGTAAATAAAAGTCACCATATTTACACATATTGCGAACCCATACCCATAAATTAAATTCGATATTTAAAATATCATAAAATAAATTATATAATATACGTTGAATATTTTCATCTGAACTTCTTATTTGTAAAACTTCTCCTGTTTCGTTTTTAAGAGTAGATTCATCTGCTACTATATCAAGAGCAGAAGCTATAATAGATTCAGTATCCATAGCTTCATAATCAGTATATAATTGAATACGAAGTGTTTGGTAATTCATTGTAGGATTATAAGGCATATTAGCCCCATATCTATGAAGTTTTGTAAACCTATCTATTAAAGCATTAGTTTTTATATTACCATATGCTTGAATATTATCGACATCAATAGTCTTTAATTGTTTACCCCCTACATTTCTAATAATAACATCAGAACTAAATAAACGTCTTAGTTGTCCAAATAATCCTGTGTTGTTTACATTATTTTCTGCCATTTTATATTATAAATATATTAATAAATATATTAGTCTATTAACCATCTAATATCTTCTATTCCTCCCATACCATCATTCATCTGGTATGGGTTTTGAAAATTGGGATTTATAGTCCCATAACTTATTGATGTTTTAGTATTACTAATATTCATTACTGCTGCTCGGGTTAAATCTAATCCTTGTGTACTAAATTTTAACCCAGTATCTCGAACAAATAAACCAATTCCTAAAGCCATTACTAAGTCATCATTATACCCATTTTGTGCTTGTGCTTTACCATTTTGCCAAATAAATACACGTAGTTCTTCTAGTAATCGTTTTGAATGAAAGGTAAACGTTCTTTCTCTAATATACGTCTCTGTCTTTGAGATGACAAGTGGTCTTGTACGAGTAGAGTTAGTAAAACCAGGAACTGTATTATCACTTTCCATTTTTGCCATCCATTTATCTACATTCATTTCACCATACGATCTAGGTGAATAATATAAATTAGGGTATCCTCTTTCTATAATGGTATTTACAACATCCCAACCAATATTAGCATTTTCTACTACTAGCAACGCATTATTATATTCACTAGCTATAGATACTAATACATGTCCAAATTCACGAGTACTAACTTGTGATTTATACTCAGCTACTTGTTCACAATTTTCTAAATCAATAACATGGAATGTAGAATAATCCGTTCCATCCCCTCTAGCTACGTCCGCTGATACTAGATAGCTTCTAGAGTAATCTGGGTATTGCCATATCCATAAATCACCACCCATTAATCTTCGTTCTATAGGATCTTGTATATAGGTTTGTTCATAAAATCCTAATATATCAGAATCAACTACTGTGTTACCTGATCCTAAAAAGTCGCAATCATATTCCTGAGCAAATTCACGAGGTGACATATTAGCTCGTTCTCGTTGTTCCCATCCTTCATCTATAGGTGCTACACGATCGGGGTGTAAATTCCAAGGTAATTTAATTGCTTTAAAATCATTTTTACCAATTTCGGCTTCAGTATACATTTTATGAAACCAGTTACCTACACCATTTGGTGAAGATAAAGCAATAATACCACCACCAGTAGCAATGGTAGGTTTAATACTCGTGTATATTTTATCAATACCCTCGATAAATGCAGCCTCATCCACTATTAATAAAGATACTGCATAAGATCTACCAGCATCTGATGCTGCTGATGTTGCTACAATTTGGGAGTTATTGGCTAATTTTAATGATAGTTTATTATCTGATATAGGTTTTTGATTACCTTTTAACCAACTAGGTAGGTTATTGTACATAAACTGTACTTTTTCAACCATACCCTTAGCTGTTTCTTGTTTAGTTGCTATACATAACACTGTTTTATCTTTATGGAATAACATAGTCCATAAAGAATATCCTGCTACTAGAGTTGATATACCTAACTGGCGTGATTTATTGATAATTGTAAAACGGTTGTCTCTAATATCCTGTAAGGTATCAGCCTGAAAAGGGTATAAGTGGAATAATACCCTACCCTTTACAGGATGTGTTATGTAACAATATTTTCTAAAAAAATGAACAGGGTCTGTGGCGCACTTAATATATTCCTGTTTTATGATTTCTCTAATTTGTTCTTGATTACTCATATACTATTTGTATATAAATATATAAGAATAAATAAAGCCGGTGTTGACCGGCTTTTAAATATTATTTTATAATAAATAGTGTTAGTGCTATAGTTGCTATAACCGATGTAGTTTTAGCTAGAATTGTTAAAGCTTTATTTTGCTTATTTACTTTAATGTATTCTTTTTCTAAAGTATTGTATTTAACATCCTGTGATGATATAGTTGTTTGCTGAGCCGTGTCTTTTACTTGATACGCGTATATGATACTATCTTTAGTAGCTATTCTTTTATTTAGTATACCATTAGTACTATCAGCATATAACAAATCTTTTCTATCTCCATCACAATAAATTAAATCACGAGCAGCACTTATCATAGATTCTTTAGGTAAAGATAATGTTGTTTTATCTTCAGTTGGGTATCTCTCTACAAAGAATTTACGTAATGTATCTGAATTAGATAGATTAGGGTTATTGGCTTTTTTATTTGCTTCTGCTCGAGCAACATTACGTTCTTTAGTTAATGTTATTACTTGCTTAGACAATATTGAATCTTGTTTAGTAAATTCTGCTATTTTAATACTTTGAGCATTAGTTATAGCTTTGTTAGAATCAATAACATGATTTAAACTATCTATAGTTTGTTTAAAATTATTACTTGATGGTCCTACATAAATAGAATAAGTAGTAAGTAAAATACCTACTACTATTCCTATTAATAACCAAATTAATTTGTTTGTCATTTTATAATATTCGCTAATTTCTGAAAGCGCTCCATTATTTCATCTTCAGATGGAGCATTTTTTTCTTGTTCTATCTTATTTTTAACATATTCGCTAGAATCAATAACATTTTGCATACGTTGTTCTAATGATGCTTTTAATTTAGCTAAACGTTCTATTTCATCTGACCCAGATGATAAATCATCTCTGCTTCTACCCATTTTCTTAGCTTGCATTAAAGCACTTTTAGTTCTAGCTAAACGTTCTTTAAATTTAGAATATTCCATCCAAGCGTTATAATCTTCATCGGCCATACCTCCTATTGATTGAGGAATCTCAGCTGGTAGTTCAGGTATTTCTGGTTCTTCAGGCATGCCCATTTCATCTTCATCATCCGTTAAGCTAGGCTCACCAGATGAAAAGAAATTACCTGTTCTATTACCAACAAAGAAATCTTCAGCACCTGCTCGTGATGTTGGAGTTTCAGGCTCGTCAGTTACTGTTACTTCTCCAGTTTCATCGTCCACTGCTATTTCACCCATTTTAGCAATAATTCCAGCATCTTTTAGACCATTCATCAATGCATTAGCTATTTGAGGACGTACGAAGTTAAATTGTGTTTGTATATCTTTTTTCTCTACACCCGGATTTTCTTTAATATAATCAATGATGGTAGCCATAGAAACACCACTTACTATTTTGTTAGCATATGGGGTGGTGTTAAACTCAGGATCTACAATTTGATATCCTTTAGCTTTACGAGCCATTTCTTTAATTTTTTGACCACCTGTAGTTTCAATACTACTAATGTTAGGATCGTTTTTTAAAGTATTTAACTCGCTAGCATTTTTATATGGGATTGTTTTAGTACCTGTTTTGGTAGATATAATAGCATTAGTTGTTTCTAATATTACTTCTTTAACTAAAGCACGGATTTGTTTAGGGGTCATTATATTTGCGTTTATTTCTGTATACATAAATATTAGTTTATTTGGGAAAGTATTAAATTGATGCGTTCTTCTGTTGAACCCTTAACTTCTATTAATTTTACTGGTGGGTATTCTTTTAATAATCCGCGAATAGCAAAATCTATTTTTATACGATATTCAGCGTCTGTTGTCCTAACACCGTTATCTTCAATATCAACACCCTCAGGTGATACATACACTATTAAATCATAGTCATTTCTTATAGTAACAAATGATTCGATTAATTTAATCTTATCATTATAACCAATTGATTTAGCACTTAATGTAAATGCACACACATCATATATTGTTCTGTCAGTTAATAAATTTTCATGCATTAATTCTAAACTACGTTCAGCTGCAAATACAAATTGACCTTTAGTTGTTGAATCATCATTTAATGCTATTCCTTGATCACGCAAATATTTACTACGTTCTGTAGCTACATGATAATCTTTAAACTGCTCTAATTCTGCTAGAGCTTTTACAAGTGTTGATTTACCAACACTAACTGTTCCTGCTAATCCTATTTTCATATTTTATATTAAACCTAATGATTTTGCTCTGCCATACCCAACGTACTTTCCGTTTGCTGGGTTAAGGTATTTTTGATCTATTTTATTGTTTTTTGTTTTTCCTCCTTCAGATAATGATTCTTTAGAATAATTGACTGTAGTTTCTATTGGTCCTCTACTAAATTTGTCTAGATCATATTTCCAAATATAAGTAGTACCATCATCATCTGTATATGTTCGTGTGAATTGTTTCATGTTATAAAGATAAAAAAAGGGTCTTGACGACCCTAATCTTTTAAACTCTTGCACCTACTGTTTTACCAATAGCTGTTTTAAACCATGGTAAACCATTAGTATCTCGTTTACGATCTATCCAATCTTCTTTAGTGTATTGAATACCGTAGATATAGTATTCTGCTAATTTCATGTTACCTTGAGGTATAAATGCTGGTCCATCCCAATTGTGAAGTTTATTTACTCCATCTGTGTTACTATAATAAAGTATAGTTCCGTCTCCTGTTCTTAGTGTTTTTGTCATATCTTACTTTTTTTCGAAAGTTAATATACTTTTTTCACTAATCCAAGCCAGAAAGTCCAGTATCATCTTTCTTTAGGTCAGATTCAATTTCTCTCATTGTATCAGATGCCCATTTCTTTTGGGTAGGACTTAATTTATTGTTTAATAAGTTTTCAATGAACATAATAAATTCTCTATCATCTAATCTGTATACTTCTGTAAAGAATAATTCTCTAACTCTAGCATCGTCTATATTGCTTTGGTTATATAGATTCGATAAAGCATCATATATAAATTTACCATATTGAAAATCACGAGGTTCATTTGATACTCTATCTACAGCATTAACTACAGCTTTGTTTGCTTCTTTATCTGAACCAAATCCTTCTGTTCCTACGATTTCATATAATCCTTTTACGATTTCATGGAATAACATAGGGAAACATATAGCTCTAGCTTTAATAATGAATTGATCATCTTCTTCGTTATATACCATTTCTGATGAACCACCTGATATGTTTTGTTTTTGACCAACAGCCGCTAATAACATAGCAATTGCATTTTCGTCATCATATATACCGAAGACTAATTTCATAATCTCGTTATATTTTTCGACTAATTCTGGGTTTAAATCATCTAAATGTTCTCTAAATAATAAAAATCCGAATGTTCCACGTACTGAAGCACCTTGGGTGATACCGTTGATTATACGGCGTTTTTTCTCCATAGCTTTAGTATCAGTTGATGGTATTTCATCTACAGGAGTTTCGTCTTCATCTTCATCGGGACCATCATCGTTTTGTTCTACTTCACCCATACCTACTATCTTGGCATCTATTTTTATATTAGCATAATCTAAAATAGGATATGCTTCTCTAGCCATAATTTCAGCAATCATAGGTAATTCAATACGATAATCAGACTCAGCTGCTATAATTTGATTTAATAGTTCCTGAGAACGCATCATTGTTTGCATTAGATTTTTATTACCTAACATAGCGCGCAATGACTCACCTGATTTACCTTTTAAGGCGGCCATCGTTTCAGGTTTAAATATATCTTCGTATTCTACTTCTAGTAAACTTTTTTTCATTATTTTAGTGATTTAATTCTAGATAGCAATTTAGCCCTAATTTTTTTATTTTGAGGTACATCCCATATTCCTTTTTTTAAAGCTAATTCAGCTTGTTTTAATGTCATCTTACTAATTTGTTCATCAGTATATGCGGGCTTATTTTTCGGAGATAATTTTTCTAAATCGTCTAAAGTAAGCAATTCGTTTATTTGTTTAGCCTTCATAAAACGAGCTGTAATTTTATCTATCATTTCCTCTTCCTTTAAATTTTTAGGAGCAGGTTTTACATCTGGATTTCCTATTCTTCTGCGTTTTTCATCAGGTTTATCTACTCCTGGTTTAGGAAGAGTAGTTGGTTCTGGGCGAGAAGGTGTTGGTGATTTAGCTGGCTGGTTTTCGTTTAATTCTTTACGAATAATTTGGCGAATAGCTTCGCGTAATTGTTTTACTTTCATATTTTCTTTTAAGTTAGCTTTAGGTAATTTCATTCCTGCTACCGCAAAATCTGACGGGGTTAATCTTAGTCGTTGTTCCAATGCTGTATCAGGAGCAATCGCTTTTTTCTCAACCCACAACCACTTTAGATATCTTGGGTCAGATATTAATATATCGGATACCAATCGGTTTTCATATTTACCGAATGGTATCCTAGATGATAGCGTTAAAGCAACAGGTTTCATGCTAATAAATATTCAGCAACATATATCCCATGCGCTCCTGATACTGTAATTCCACGAGCACTTAAAGCATCACCTACGAAGTGTACGTTAGGATAATCAACTAATGCTAAGTTTTTATAATTTACTAATGGTTCAGGAGATAGATATTTTACTTCAGGAATATACATACCCCAATCATCACCAAATTCGAATACTTTATTCA